TATCTAAGGTTATCCGTGCTAGCATGGAGTCCAGCTTCACTAAGATTATGAAGCGCGGTGAGAACGGATGCAGGCAGCTTAACGCCAGTTACGAAGACCGCAGGGGCATATCAGAGCCACGTTGGTTCGCTGCGTTGTCAATCGCCAAGTTCTGCAAGGACCGTGATAAGGCAATACACAAGCTATCTGCGGACCACCCTGACTACGACCCCGACAAGGTTGAGCAGAAGGTAACGCACATAGTCGGGCCGCACACCTGTGCGGAGTTTGAGAAGCACAATCCCGGCGGATGTGCAGGTTGCCCGCATATTGGCAAGATACGTTCACCTATTACATTAGGCAAAGAACTGAAGGAGGCAACTCCCGAGGACAACGTGGTCATTGAGGAAACCGCCGTTGGGGCAGTCAAGTTCCATATACCCGAGTTCCCCTTCCCCTACATGCGGGGCAAGCACGGCGGTGTATGGCGCAAAGTTGCACCTAGCGACGGTGAAGAAGGCGTCGAGGACGTCGCGCTGGTATATCCGTATGATATCTATGTGGCCAAGCGGATGGATGACCCTGTCGAGGGTGGCGTAGCCCTTATCCGTCTGCACACACCGCAGGATGGCGTCAAAGAGTTCACGGTGCACAACTCCAAGATGGCGGATGGCAATGAGCTAAAGAAGCTTCTTGCCTCTAAGCACGTGATGTTAAGTTCCAAGACGGACTATGCGTACTTGGTGGACTTCATAATCAAATCAATAGCCCAATATTTTCACAGCACAAAGGTAGAGCAAATGCGTAATCAGTTTGGATGGGTCGATAACGACAGTAAGTTTATCATTGGCGACCGCGAGATAAGCGCGGAAGGGACGTACCATAGTCCGCCCTCGTCAGTTACTAAGGTAGTAGCCGAGCACATGACGGCTAAGGGCACACTCGAGAAGTGGCGCGAGGTGTTCGACCTGTACGGACGTCCGGGCCTTGAGGGGCATGCGTTCGCAGCAGCCACCGCCTTCGGTGCGCCTCTGTTGCGCTTCTCCGGTCAGCGTGGGGCAATCATCAACGTGGTGCACCCTAAGTCAGGCACAGGTAAGACAACAGCCTTGCAGATGGCGAACAGTGTATACGGAGACCCCGTAGCGTTATGTGCCAAGAAGGACGACACGTTCAACTCGAAGGTGTTTAAGATTGGTGTCTTCTGTAACCTGCACATCAGCTTTGACGAGATGTCGAACACAGAGCCCAAGCAACTAAGTGAACTCGCCTACTTAATTACACAGGGTACAGGCAAGGACCGCATGAAGGCGTCCTCCAACGAGCTTCGGGCAAACCTGACATCGTGGCAGACTATCGCACTGTGCTCGTCTAACCACTCGTTCTACGAGAAGCTGGAGATTGCTAAGGGTTCACCAGACGGTGAGACCATGCGTATTATCGAGTACAGCATCGACTATTCTGACGCGATTGACATCGAGTATGGCAAGAAGATGTTCGACCATCAGCTGCTCGAAAACTACGGGCATGCAGGTGATATCTATGCGCGATATCTTATCACGCACTACGACGAAGTTAAGGCGCTCTACGCTACGGTTCAACAGCGCATCGACTCCAAGCTTAAGCTAACACAGCGTGAGCGTTTCTGGTCAGCCACGGCAGCTGCTAACATAACAGGTATATACATCGCCCTGCATCTGGGCCTGTGTAACTGGGATATCGCCGCAATCTTCAAGTGGACGTGCAAGATGATACTCAACCTGCGCAACACGATGACACCGCCCCCTGAAGGTGAGCAGCAGATACTTGGTGAGTTTATGAACGCTCGTCTGGGTAACATCCTCATCATCAACGATGGGCTAGACCGCCGCAGCAAGATGGTAGAAGTGCCAGCACTGAAGCCGTTGCACGAGCTTATGATACGTTACGAGCCAGATACGGCCAAGGTCTATATAACTGCCAGCTCATTCCGTGAGTATTGTGGGGCACGTAACATCGCATACCGCTCGACCATTAACGCTATGAAGGCCAAAGGCTTGTATCTGGAGTCCGGCAACAAGCGCATGTCGAAGGGTATGGCTATCAACACGGTGCCTGTACAGGCACTAATCTTTGACGCTAACCACCCTGACTTCAGCGGCATTACGGACCTGTTCAATAACGCAGTTACAGCTGCGCAGCCGGACACCGACGAAGAATGAAAGTAGCTGGGGTCAGCTACGATATAAACTGGCGCGCCTTCACAAAGGGCGCGTCACTCTTTTTCCCGTGCCTAGACCCCAAAGCTGCAAAGAAGGAAATACGTCCCGTGCTACGCAGACTGAAGCTAAAAGTAGTGTACAGGAGCGTAGTGGACACTAAATCTGGTATTAGGGGTTTACGTATCTGGCGGATGTAATTATGATAGGCACCGGAAGATGCTCCTTCCCTTGGTTGATACTACCCCGCCGGTCTCCTCCCCGGCGGGGTTTTTTTTATTCTATAACTGCACCCCTGCGCTCGTAGGGGAAGAACAGTTCTTCCTCACCGTCGTTATACTCGACGCCACGATATGATTTTTCTTCCAGATTTTCTGCGCTCTGCAGCGACCGTGCTAAGTCCTCACCCTCGATTAGGTATTTGCCGAGCGGTGTGCCTTCGCTACCCAATGGCACCTTGGCGTTGAACCTGCGCATCTTCTCGAACACTACTTCCAGTGCTTCTTCGTCGCCTTCTCCGTACACGGAGCGGAACTCTTGGAACAGCTCGCCGCGCTCCTCCTTCATGCTGCGCTGCCACTTGTTGGTAGTCCGGTTTATCTCACGTACACGTGATAGTTCGTCGGGGGTAAAGCCCAACACCTGACCAACCAGCTCTCCGGTGGTAAACTCACCTGCACCACGCACGATTTTGTTGGTCTTCGTGGTGTCACCTTCACGGGCCTGACGCTCTGCGGTGACGGCACCGCGCACAGCTGCCGGTACAATCTTAGAGAAGCCCTTAGACCACTCGCCCCGTGCGAAGTCGTCAACCCCGTCAATCATGTTGGCGCTCTGCGATACCTGCGGTGCAAGATTGGCGGTCAGCCAATTTACTACTTCTTCCCGTGTGCCCTCGCCATCCCTGCCTTCGCGGAACCATAGGTTACTCTGACTTAGACGCGTACTCCAGTCCCATCCGGTTAGCTCTGTAAGCAGTCCCTTCTGCATAGCCCTAGTAGCCACGGAGTCCGCACCGAAGTTCTCTGGTAGCCACTCAAACCGGAACCTATAGTCCGCATCGTCTGCGCCAAGCGGGTCTTGCTTACGCCACTCTTCCATCTCGTCTTCACCCAAGAGTGCGGGCATCATGAAGTCCAGCACATCGCATATGAATGAATAACCGAAGTTAGCGGAGAAGCCTGCAGCTGCCGATGTGAAGGCAAGCACCATAGACAACTCGTTAAATGCCTGTAGCCGCGACTGCGTCGTGTCACCCTTGGTCAATGCCTTCAGCATGCGGAAGTAATACGCAGTGCGTTGCACAGAGTAGGTGCGTAAGAAGCCGAGCATACGGCGCAACGGGTCACCACGGAACACCTCGAGTTTCTCTAGCTCTGTATAGTTACCGATAGTCTCGTTGGTGTTATTAACTGCCGCCTCAACAGCACCTTCGATAGCAGCCTCGTGCGACTTACCAGCCTTCTTCAGACGGTTATACTCGAGCTCAGCAAACGACATGCCAGACACTTCGCGGGTAATTTGGTCAGCCGAACTGAATATCGCACCGGACGCATCTACGAGCGTTTCGTAGGCACCGCTTAGCTTCTGCCCTGCTGTGTCCCGCGAGGTGTTCTTAGTCGGCCTGTCACGTAGCAGCATGTCAGTCTGCTTCTGTGAAAACAAATCCCGCTTAAAGTTTAGTTCGTTCCACAACCGTGCACGTAGCGGGTTGCTCTTGATGAACGTCGTGTTGCCTATGGTGGGTGCCACCAACGTCCGCGCACCAGTAACCGGGTCTACGTCTACCGACGCCTCCACCAAGCTGAACACTGGAGTGTACTTGCCTACCGCAGCAAAGGTATCCTTGAACCCGTAGCGGGCGAACATACGAGGCATAACCTGAAACGGCAGTGTGAGCGGCTGCACCGCAGCAGACGCGATAGACGTCATAAGCGACAAGAACGTAAAGCTGCTTATTAGCTGCTCTTTCCACCCGTATGCTTCCGCATCGTTAGTGTCACGTACGCGCTTCACAAATCCGTCTACTAAGGTCGTAATCTTAGCGCGCTCTGCAGGGTCCATTTCGTTAGCAGGGTCAATGCTATCGTACGCAGCTTCAATTTGCTTCTGTATCTGCCCACCATACACCACTTTAGGTAGCTGAGCCGAATACTGCGCTACGGACGTACGGAATACGTTCAAGACATCCGCAGACTGTCCGGGTACTAGCTTAGCATGGATAAGCTGCTTCTGCAGGCTGCGCTCTGGCAGCGTCAACAGATATGTCTGGTACAGCTTATTCTTCAGGCTTTCTTTGGCGGCATTGCTGCCTGCCATCTCATTCACGGTGTCAGACGTTGTCGCGTTATCAATGACCTCAAACATACGTTTAAGCATAGCGCTTTCGTTATTCGCCACGTCATCGCGCAAGTTCTCTAGGCCGTTTAGCTGCTTAAAAGTGGCACTGTACTCAGAAGAACCACGTTGTATCCCTAGCTTCTTCGCTACCTGCAGCTCGAATAGGTTACGCTCTTTCATCGTGTCGAAGTGGTAGCGTTCACGTTCACCACGCTTACCGTTCTTTACTATGAGTGCATATTTACCAAAACGGCGGAATGGGAAGTATTCTTTCGGGAACAGCTTCTGCGGCACACCGGGGTTCTCGTCTTCCTTATCCGTAACTGCGTCTTCGTCCATGTCGCCACGCGCTTCGCGTATGAGACGCTCGGTAGACTTCTCGTCTAACCCTAAGTTACGAATGTCTTGGTCCTGCGCAGCGCGCAGTGCAGTGTGCATGTCTTTGTAGAACTGACGTACCTTCTTATACACGTCGTGCCCACCCGGCTGCTTACCCAGTGCCTCCCACGCATCCCATGCGGTGTTTACTGCCTTCTCGCGCTTCCGCATGCCTTTGATGTTATTACGGGCTTTTTCAAACCGGATAACAGGGTCGTTAGCCAAAGCTTCAGCACGGTTAGCATATGCAGTCACATCCACGCGGTTCACACGGGCAATAGTCATCATGCTGGCCATAAGGCCCTGACCGTTCTTATTTACAAAGTCCTCAAACTCCCGAACACGACGCGAAAGCGCAGTGCGCATAGATGTGCGCATGCCGCGCATGTTCTGCTCCAACCGGTCGATGCCGTCAATTATGGAGCCCAAGCCGGGGAGCTTGTTGGATATGCCTTTGCGTATCGCTGAAGTTGGTAGGAATGGTAGCACTGTAGTGCCTGTACCCGCCTCAAACGCATCCAGCCTTGCGCCTATTTTCTCTTTGCGGGTGAGTTTCGCACCTGCGACAGCTTCGTCGATGCCATCAAGAAGGCCAGTAGCAGTGTTGGACATCTGGGCTTTGTATAACCCACGGTCCATCTTCTCTTCGGCCTTACTAACCGACTTTGCCTTCGTGCCTACAATAGCTTTGTAGTCAGCTTCGGTGGCCTCGAACAGCGGGTTTACGATTTCAATAAGCCGACTAAGGGCAGATGCGTCACCGTCAGGTATGCTCAGCAATGCTTTGAACATAGCTATGAACCTAGTGAACAGCGTATCCTTAGGCCCAACTTTGATACCACGTAGGTACTCTTGCGCCTTATCGTTGGTCATGCCCCACGCTAGGAACTCATCAAGGTTAGCAAAGACATTGCTACCACGGTTATACCACGACGTTTCTAGTTCTGTAAGTTCAGCCCCAGACCGTACCCGTTGGTTAAAGTGGTCTACGACTGCGTTCCGCAGTTCGCGCAGGTCGCCAACAAACTCTGATATCTTAGGTGTGTTACGGCCCAGCTTCTCTGCCACGATAAGCGAGGAAGAGATAGCATGCAGGGCTTCATGTAAGACAACCTCTGAGGTATTACCCGCACGGCTTTCGCCTAACTGCGGCGAACGTAAGTATACATCTATTGTGCCTTTATTGATATTGGCATCAACTGCACCGTAGGCAGTACCGTAAGCTACACTATTAGGCGCACGGTCGCCCTTCTGCACAATATGGAGTTTAACCTGCAATCCAGCGGCTTCAACCTTGGGCAGCAACGACGCTATACGTCCAGCTAGGTATCCATCATACTCACTAAACGTGTCGTCCGCGTTCCTGAATATCTCTTCCAGCAGGTCGGAAAGAGTACCATCACGGTATTTGTCGATATCCATACGGGCACCGCCCATTAGGCCACCGGGTTCGACAGGAGATATGTTTAACTCACCTAGCTGTATACGACGGTCACGCTCGGTTATCTTACCGGACTTGAAGTCCTCTTCGACTTTCTGACGTGCTGCTACACGCGAAGTCCGTGCCGCATCGAGCTTGGCACGGGCGTTATTTACAATATCCGTTTGGGCTGCAGCTAGGTTAGTCTTTAGTTCATCTAGTGTAGCCTGCGCAGCGGGCCTAGCTTTGTCCCTAGTGGGCAAGTCATATACAAACCGCTGCTGCAGCTCGACTTTATCGCTTAGGTCCAGAACCTTGCGCCACTGGGGGCGTATATCTTCAGGCTTCTCCCGTAACTGCAACCGGGTCTCCGGTGCACGTATATAGTCAAGCACTTCGCGCATCTCTGCGTCGGTAATCTCTTGTGTGTCACGTGCAGCTGTCAGGTCGGTGGTTAGCGCCTGTTGCGCTTGCATACCTTCAGTTAGTTCGGCAGCGCCTTCTACTGGCCTACCTTTCTGTTTACCCTGTACACCGCGCTGTACTGGCTTGACGCCACGGGCTACGCCCGGAGGTAACTTGGTTACCGGCACTCCTTCGACTACTTCCTGTACAGGTTCCTGTACAGGTTCTGGTACAGCTTCGGCTTGCGCAAACTGCGGCTCTTCAAACTCAGGGGTGGGAGCCTCTACGAAAGCCGGTGCGGCTTCTTCTACACTTGGCGCGACCGGTTCGGGTGCTGGCGCAGCTTCTTCCACACTTGGCGCGACCGGTTCGGGTGCTGGCGCGGCTTCAGCACTAGGAGGAGTATAGGTGAAGCGCTCAACAGCGGCACGGATGCGGTCGATGGTAGCTTCAGGTTTATCTTTTTTGCTGACGTCAAGCCCTAGCCCACGTGCAATCGCGTTTATCCTAGGTGTGTTGAAAGGCACACCACCGGCATCGACAGCAGAAACAAGGTCAATAGCAGACTGTTCAATCGGGGATAGCTTTATAGTAGGCGCGGGTTCTACGGCTGGCGCAGCGGGTTCTACGACTTGTGCAGGTTCCACAACAGGTTCTACGACTGGCACAGCAACAGGCTCTACTACAGGTGCAGCTTCTGCTGCGACTTCTGCTTCTTCAGCTACGCCCGCCTCACGGGCCTGCTGCGCACGCTCCGCCTTCTTACGCTCAGCTATTGTGCTAAGTGCGTACTTCTGTGCTTCTTCCTCGGGGATACCGCTGCTTACAGACAGACGCGTAACTAGCTCGTCAAACTCGGCTTTGTCTTCGGGGGTGGTAATAACTTCCTTCGCTACAGAGTCTAGCATCTCTGAAGGTATGTTACCTAGAGGTGTATCTTTTACATCGGCTGGCTTAAGCGCAGTGTCAGGACGCCTGCTCTCCAGACCGCCACTAACTGCACCGAAGCCGCCGCCTAGAAGCGCAGCGCCTATAGCCGCCTGCTTGTATTCGCCAAACGCCTCGGCGTCGGATAACGACTGGCCAGCCTGCCAACGCTCCAGACCTGTCTGTGCTATTTCCTGTGGAACTTCAAAGGCTACGCCCTTACCTACGCCCCTAGCTACACCCTTGGAAAAGCTTATAGTGCCTTTCTCAAAGGCATCAGCCATTACGTCGGTAGCCTTCTTTGCAGCTTCTCCACCTGCATCGCTTAGCAGTGGACGCATAAACGGAAACGCCTTAGCGATACCACCAAATACCTTACCACCGACAAGTTCTAATCCTGTCTGCCCTGCAGCAGCAGTTAGTGCCCTAGTTACAGAAGTTTCTTCCGGTGCCCTGCCTTCGGCAATAGCACGTTCTTGTTCTTGCGCCTGACGCAAAAGGTTCTGTGCCGTATACTGTGCACCGCTTACACCAGAAGCAGCAGCAAGACCGCCTAGCGGTGTGGCAACAAAGCTAGTACCGATACCCACAGCAGCAGGTGCAAGCATTTCTCCGAGTGAGCTACCGAGGAGCTCCTTGAAGTACCCCCAGTTATCACCTTTACCGAAGCCACCCACCTGCTTGTACTTGGACTCACCAGCCTTGATAAGCGCACGTCGTGTTTCGGCATTAGGGTTAGCACTGTAAGCCGCGATTTCATCCGCGATTTCAGGTAATTGCTTTGCGCTCTCGTAGAACGACCCAAAGAAGCCAGCGTCTTCTTTTTCAATGGGGGCATAGCGTTCCCATGGTTTTGACGCCCCCGAACTCTGCTTCTGGTAGCGCTCCCAAGGACCCGCCATATTACTTCACCTTTTCCCAGTTGCTTTCTACCGACGGGTCGCCACCCTTAAACTTATAGCCGTCCTGAACAGTGCCCGGTGCTACCTTGTCAAGTGCTTGTTGGAACGGTTTCCCGCCGGAGCCATCACTAGCTTTATACCTAGCTGCAAGATACTCCTTAGCAGCGTCTTTAAGCGGTCCGCCTTGGAGGAACATCTGGAGCACAGTCTGTTCAGCATCAAGACCCTTACTCTCGGCAGCTTTGATTTCGGCGTTGAGCTTGTCACGTTGCAGTTTAATTTCTTCTTGTTTTGCCGCAATCTCCGCCTTGCGGCTTTCGATGCCTTCGTTGAGAGCAGCAACCCTACCAGTGAGGTCCACGCCCATCTGCAGGACTTCCATTTTCTCTTTGCGGCTGAGATTTGCCAGCTGGCTACGTTCACGCTGCATTTCGCGTATACGCTTTTTGTCTTCGTCTAGACTTTCTGCAATGTCAGCGGCACCAGCACCAAGGGTTTCGGCCAAACCACCTAAAAGGCTCTTGTCCTTTGCACCAGCAAGACGCGCTCCGAGCTTACCTAAACCTTCAAAGAACGCATCTTTTTTAGCTTGTGCGCGGTTCTCAGGGGAAAGTTGTTCTGTCAGTTCTTTACGATACTCAATATCCTCTTCGGCCTCTGCTGGCATCATGCCAGTGAGCATAGCAATATTACCTTGTAGGTCCGTAGGTAAGCCATAGAGAGTGTTACCTCCCCGTGCAGCGTCTGCTAATTCGTCGCCCCCGCTATCTTTCGACCCTGAATACCGACGCAGGATGTCCTGCTCGTACTTACGTGTCTTAGCTCCATGGCCCTTTGTGTTGGGGCCAGCAAAATGATATGCTCCAGCTTTGCCGACGTCGCCGCCGCTGTATGCAAGTATATCTTCCATCTGAGCATCCATTAGGCGCTCTTGGTAGGCACGGCCTTCTTTCGACCGGCCCTTATCACCGGACATCAAGTCTGGGCGATACTCTAGACCTAGACGCTTGGCTAGCGTCCTAGCCGTTGCAGGCATGAACTGGTATGCACCCATGGCACCGCTGCCTTCAGCGTTCATAACCCCATAGTCACCGCCGCTTTCTTGCATGAGCAGTGCGCGCCGCAAACGTGCAGCATCAACATCACCACCGGGAGCAAATGCAACCATACCGCCACCTGCGTAGCCGTCACCGAAGCCGCCATTGCTTGGCTCATCGAACATACCATCGGGTAGTGGGACATCAGACAGACCACCACCAGCCATATATGGTGGGACCATACCGCCTTCGGCCATCATAGGCATTTCTTCAGCGGGCATCTCCATCTGCGGCGCACCCATTTCTTGGGGTGGCATAGCGTTCATAGGAGGCATAGCGTCCATAGGCGGCATAGCCGTAGCTTGCGGCGTAGCACCAAGACCAGCAGGAGCACCCGTAGGTGGCGCTGGAGGGGCAAATACTTGCTCGGCTACCGTTTGCTGTGGAGCGCCCTCTGCTTGCGCAGCGGAACGCATGCGGTCAATAAACATACCTGCCAACGTGCCAGCGGTAGGGTCAAGAATACCCATCTGCATAGCTTCAGCAATCTTCTGCTTGTTGCCTCCGTAGTCCTTGGCGATTTGCTCTGGGGACTGCATGCTGAATGGTTTGGTTTCCATTTTAAATTACCCCCGCCCTGTTAGCAGTATTGTAGAGAGCAGCTGCGCCTAATCCACCACTTACAAGCTGTGAACCTAGCGAAGCGTTGGGAGCATACGTCGTAGACGTCGAGTTAGGTGTAACCGGAACGCCACGCAGCAAGCTGCTATACTGTTGAAGCTGCTCCAGCGGATAGTCACGCTGGCGCAGGAACTCCTGATAATCCGTGTCAAGATACTGCTGGTTAAGCGCCTGCTGTTGTGCTGCTGTAGAAGTCTGCTGGCCAAAGCGGGCTTGGTCGGCTTGCGATTGCGCCGAACCGATATTAGCAAGTGTCTGGCCCATCTGACCGGCTTGTGCCAACCCTGCGAGCCCCTGCTGCGAACCAAACTGGCGGGACTGTTCTGCCATACGTTGAGCTTCAAGGCCTGACTGCTGGTTAGCCAGTGCAGCACGAAGTGCGTTGTCAGCGTTCATACCTTGTGCTTGGAACTGAAGTGCTTGGTTATTGACCCGCGCCTGCTGTTCATTTGACAGGTTAGCCAGCGCCATGCGTGAGCCGATATCCGCACCGAGACCTTGAACACCGAGTGCAGCAGCTTGGTTCTGTTGCGCCGTAGTCATACCCGCTGCGCGGTCACGCTCGAACTGCTGCTGCGCACTCTCATACGCCGACTGCAAACCACGGGCTTGGATATCACCCATCTGTTGGCCTAGGTTACGCTCGCGCTCCATGGAAGCAAGAAGCTGGCGGCTACCGCCATAAGTGCCCTGACGGGCTGAACCGAGGTCTTGTGCAACCTGCCCACGCCGAGCGCTTGTAATCGCTTCGCGCATCTGGGGTTCCAGCGCCTGCTGGATAAACGGAGACATGTACTGCGCAGCCTGCTGACCGCCGAACATCTGCGGACCCTGCATCTGGAAGTAATTAAGGTTGGGGTTGTAGTTGGATTGCGCAGCCTGCATATTCTGCGCAGCAACTTGCTGTGCGTTGACTTGTTGGGCGTTAAACTGGCTGGGGTTATATTGCCCTGCGGCGATTGAGCGGTTCGCAACATCAGAAGCAATTCCAGTAGCAGTGCCAAACTGACCCGGCGTCTGCTGGCTAAGGATATTTTTCTGGAGGTCCTGCTGCTGCTGTGTGAAATCAGCGATACGCTGTGGATTTATAGGGTTACCCTGCGCGTCAAGCGCCTTAACAACTTCGCCTGTCGTTTTGTCCTGTGTGTACCCGTAAGGTATATACGGTCTTGTTAGGTCGGCGTTTGCACGCGTCATCAACCCTTCGAAGTAGGGGCGTGCGTATTCGGGGAGGGTTGACTGGACAACCTCCGACTTCTGTACCTGATTGCTACCGCCACCACCGCCCATATTACGCTCCTAGTCCTGTATCTGCGACGGGTAACTCATATACCTGCCAAAGTGCTTTATATCCATCATTTTTAAAAATCTTCGACCAGCCAATCCTACCAGAGGACTCTATTCGGTCGCAATCATTATCGTGTGCCCAGTGCTGCAGCATTTTAAGCATAGGGGCTTTCCACTCCATACCTTCATCGCCCGCGCAAAATACCATATCAAGACATAGCAGACGCGGATACTGTTTAAAGCAAGTAACTGTAATGCCTTTGACCTCTTCGCCTACAAATGCAATCCAAAGATGATGGTCATACTGCGTAATCGAGTCGAGGATGTCTTCAGGTTCGTACCGACCAAACGTATACTCCGCAGCTTTACTAAGGTGCGAAAATATTTTGGGTAGTACCTCACTTACATGTTCAGTAGGGATAAGCGTAACTTGCATTATCCAAGTCCGTGGCGTAATTTAGTGTCTTGGCCGCGCTTCGCTTTCTTACGGGCTTTATGGGCCTTGTTCATAAGCGAGTACAGTTTGTCGGCACCGCGCTTCGCACTGCCCTTACCAATCCGCTTCACAGCGTCAGCGGGGATAATAGCTTCGTCACGCGCAACACGTGCAGGTTGGTCACGGCCTATGCGAGCACGGACACTATCACTTACACCATCGCCCGGACCTTCAACTGGACGGCCACCAATACGGCGAATAGCTTCAAGACCTGCGTTGCTGCTGCCGTTACCGATTTCAGATACCGTGCGCGCATCAAGCACAAAGGCTCCATCAGACAACTCAACTTCACCACCATCGGCGTAACCCATGTCTTCTTCATACTGCGCAGGGCCGGTCATATAAGGTATAAGTGTCGGGGTGTAGCGGTTCTGACCCTTCTTCGCATTAGGGTTCAGGACGTTTTGTAGTATGGGTGTACCACGCGCTGTGCTTGACCCCGGCTGCACCATCTGCCCCTGCATGTTATAAACTGCGGGCATAGAATTAGAGAAATACAGATGTGCCGAAGAGTCACGAGACTCAATCGGTGACCGCTCCCGATAAGACACACTACGCGGTTCCGCAGTGTAAGGGCCGGTAAAGGAGTTATCTATTACGCCATCATCTCCCATACTACCGCTGGGCCTACCACTTAGCGCACCGGAGACACCACTGGTAACGCCCATAAGCGCTGCTTTTGGGGCAAGTTTAGAGACAATTCCCGGAGTACCACCGGGCAGACCTGCACGTGTAGCTTGAGCGAAGCGCGAACCTAAGCCGCCTGTGAACTCTGCGCCTTTCATTACCGGTGCTGGCATATTCCCTACGGAGTTAGCAAACTGCCTAGCAAAATCTGGGCTATTTATAGCCGCCTGCATGGGGTTAACCGCTGTAGGCGCTACGGTTGGTGCAGTTAATGTGGTAGCTCCCGGACCACCGGCAATACCAGATGCTGGGATGTTTACTGTTGGTGTTACTGGCGCATTAGCAAGATTACCAAGAGTGTCAGGAGTGACGGCAACCGGCGCAAGTTGTGAGGCAGGTACAGCAGCACCAAGACCCATATTAGCACCGAAGAAGCCAGCTTTGTCACCAAGCACACCGAGTGCATTGTGGGAGATAGAACCGCCAAGACCAGCCATACCAGCCATACCGGCACCACCGAAAGCGCCGAGGCCAGCCATCAAGCCTTTCTTCAAACTACCAGTACGTGCGAACTGACCTGCGCCTACGATACCAGCAGCAAGGGGAGCACCGACGCCGGTAGCCGCTAGGGCTGCGCCAAGAATAGTTGGGAGTAGTTTGCCAAGCCAGCCTGCTTCTGGCAGACCTGTTTCTGGGTTAATCGTAAGTGAGCCGCCTGATGCCAGAGCTAGACCTTGAAGGCTGTTAACCTCGTCGGGTGTCATGTGGACAAGCATGGAGTCTTCGCCGCGACCTTGCGACTGCAGCTGCTGCGCCATTGGGTTCTGAGTTACGTTGAGACCACTTTGCATGGGAAGACCGCCCGTAGTGCCGGGTATGGGGGTGCCTAGCTGTGGGGTGTTACCCATAGGTGAAGCTGCGTTGTAGTCCATCATCCCTTATTCCTACCTTGTATATGCACTTATAGCGGCAATCTGCCCAAAACTAAAGCCCTTACGCATCATGCAATCTCCGACATAAATTCAACCTGCACGATTGCAGATGGAGTAGCGGGAATGGCAGGTGTCACCCCTGCCGAATATGTAACCGCTGGGAAATGCTCTAGAGATACGCCTGTGCTCGTGACATGCCACATAACTTGGATATAATCGTTTGCAGCTAGCTCAACCATGAGGGGCGTCGTAACAATTAAGTGCGATGGGTTACCGGTACTTTTGCGCGCTGAAATAGAAAACCGGCTATTAGTGTCGGGGATATCGTTTCCGTTTTTGCGCAGCCAGATATCAATGTCTTGCACGTCGTTGGTCGTATTCTTGAACTGAAGGCTGTAGTTAACGGTGTACACACCTGCGTCTGGCACTGTGAGGCGAGAGCCGCTACTCAATGTGACCCCATCTAAGAAGTCTGACGCATCGTAAGTAACAGCGTAAGCAGCGTCGATTGCAGCGGCAGTCTGGTCGGTCTGGCTTTGGAACTGCCCGTAAGGAAGTGTTATATGGATACCACTCCCGTAAAAATAGTCAGCGGTATACGTCTCAGCGTTATTGCCTGCACGCGAGTCCAACTGCGAGAAGTAGTTCTCCAGTACGCGAATAACCTGCCGCATATATTGCGGGTCGTAATGTGACGGCGGGTTAGGCAGAGGAGCAGCGCGGAACCTATCGAGTGCCATTAGCGTTTACCATCTGGACGAGCGTCCAAGCGCGGTGCGCCAAGCTGCCAGTTAACACCGAGAGTATCCGACTGGATTTTAAGCGCCATCTGACGTGCACGGGCACGGACAAATATCTGGTCTGTATACTGGTTTACCGACGTTTCTATTACGCGTTGTGTATCGGCGGCGTCACCAGAGAAGCTAGACCCCGGAAAGTTCCGTGGGCGGATTTGTAGCGTGACTTCTGGGTTATCAGCTACCGAACCACTGAAGTTGATGTCAGGCAATATACGCCGAGTAAGCATGAACTGGTCGCCGTCCTCGAGGTCGAAGTCCGACGATTGGATATAGCTGTCCATAGGCAGTGCGTCATCGTTAACGCCAAACTCATGAATGTATAGAGCTCCTGCATTTGTGCCGCCCGGAGTGTTAGTAGCTTGCGGGTAGTTCCGCAGCGCGGTGTCGAGCCATGCAGTGCGGTCTATAGTGCCGTAATACCAGATACGCTCAAGGTGGTTATAGACGACATACGCATCGTTATAGTCGCTCTGCTCGGTTGGGTAGAACCACCATATCTCGTTCCAACGCTCGTTAGTACCGCACACCACTTGGTCTGCTTGGTTGATGTTGAAGTTGTTGAACACGTGATTACGCAGCGAGCATGGTAGCGTCTCGACGCGGCCTGTGTAGGCATAGAACTTGTCTTGCCCCATCCAGTACGTAATGTTGGCGGCGGATGCCATGGCGCGAGGCGACATAACTGATATGTTATCCGCATACTCCTGAAGCCCGAACACGTCAGTGGTGCCAAGAAACTGCAGGGTAAACAGGTGCGTATCGGTCCAGACCAAGATTTCCTGCCGAGTAGGCAATGCCCGTACGATACGCGAGCCACGTGAAACCCGAAGGTCACCTGCAGTGTTAGTCTGTGTAGGAGTCCAGTCACCCGGCGTGTCTTGGTCAGCCCAGCGGATAAGTAGCGGGTCAAAGTCTGTTATGCTCGTAGAGCCAAATGGCACCGCGCCGAAGGCAATTAAGTGGCGGTCTTGCTGCGACACCAGCAACTGCATAATTTGTGCAGGCACAGCATTAGGGTCGAACCCTTCGTTATCAGCATAATCCGCAAGGCGGATAGCTGGCGTAGACAAAGCAGGGCCGGGGTCTTCCGTAGTGCCGCGTACCCACCAGTAACCTTCGCCGTTACGGATATTCATAACGAGGTCGTTATCGAAGTTATCAAACCACCAGTCGCGTTGTGGCAAGAACACAGGAGTAATAGTACCCGTGCCCCAATCACCACGACCCCATGTACCGACGTTCCACCCATAGCCGCCGACTGTTATTGCGTTACCGGGACTAATCTGGAAAGATAGGTCTATAGCCGTGCCGCCTGCGGCAGAAACAGTTGACGTAGCAGCCGTGCTAACTTCGTAGGTGAAGATGAAGTTATCTACGCGGGTTATTTCGTAGGTGCCGTTAATCTCGGTGATGGGGATACCACCAATAGCGGATGGACTACCTGAGCCGGTAACACCCGCAATAATTACATAGTCGCCAGTCTGCGCGCCGTGTGCGGTGGCTCCAAGGTTGACGGTTATGGTTGTAGTAGCGCTAGTCGTGTTTATGCAGTTATCAGTATCTGGGGTAGAAAGCACTGGGTCGGTATCACGTAGTGGTGTGATGTCGTAGAAGTTACCGGCAATCTCGATGTAGACTTTGACGTTAGTGCCCATGGCGAGCATGTCATCGCTGTATGTTGTAATCCAGTTCAACATCTGACGGCAGTAGCCGACGAAGTCACTAGGGGCAGAACGCTGCCAGCCGCCAAGCTTCTCAGGGTAGCCAGAACGGAACCTGATTTTGTCGCACTCAAACCAGCCACCCTCGTTCGAATAGTTGGTCTGGTCGCGGTTCACGCCGGGCTTAAACTGAAGCTTGATGAAGGCCATTAGCTTTTTTCACTCAATGCAAAGATTAGCTGCTGTACTTTAGCGTCTGTAGCCACGGTATCACAAGTCCCGTCTGCGTTAAACACAGCAGGCACCTCAAAGTATGCGCCGTCCTCAAGCGTACCCTTGGCGTACCATTCAGCTTTATTTGCTGGGTAGAAGATTGTTATGCCCATACGATTGACCTCGTAGCGCCAACGGTTGTGCCGAAGACGGTGGGCGCACCATTAAAAATCCACGACGTTGATGTGCCGTTGTTGCTATAAGAAGCATCAGCGCGGTTTAACGTAGTGCTGCCGACAGTCAGCGTAGACCAACCAGAATTAGGCGCACTTCCAGCAACCGTAAAATCTAACCAAGCTGGCACGCCAGAGCTATAAACGTCTTTAAGTTCAACAACAGTTAGGCCGCTGTTTGCCCATGTCGTGGGTGCGATACTCCCTTGGCTCGCCCCCTTACCGTAGCTACTAAAGCCGCCAGCAGACGCGAACCCAACAGTTACCGTTGCGGTTCCGACGTATATCGACCCGCCACTTCCAGCCAGTGCGCATATAATCCCAGTCATTAGCTGAGACCCGCGCCGCTGATTACCCATGTAGTAGAAGCAACTTTGACGCACGTTACTAGACCGTATTGAGCGACGGTACGCGTACCTGTGGTCGCTGTACCTGCAAGGCGCAGTGTGTCTGTCGTGATGGATACCGTTTGGCTGCTACCGCTATTGTTAAATAGGGCGATTGCTGTGCCGATGGGGAACGCTACCGAGCCGTTAGCCGGAATAACCCAGCCGCCGGTCGTGTTGGAAACCTGCTTGCCTGCGTCAGACAATGCCAGCGTGTAAGCGCCGGTCTGGGCGTTCTGCGGTAGACCACGGAAACCGGGAGCCGCTGCACCTATGGTGCCTGCGTCTAGTACTGTCGTAGCAGTTAGGTTTGTGGTCGTAGCGTTCGTAGACGTCAGGTTCGTAAGTATTGCAGTTGTGGCGTTGACGTTCGTAGACGTCAGGTTTGTGAGTACCGCCGTCGTAGCGTTTATGTTTGTAGACGTGAGGTTTATTGTAGTCAGGCCACCAATTATGCCGTTGATTGCGACCACGTCTGTAGCGCTTAGGGACGGCGCGTAGGAAAGAGCACTAACAACATTAACGCCGTCGCTGTAGACCCAAGTCGTAGAAGCTGCGGGTACGGTGACGCCGGTACCAGCCGCAGTCTTAACAAGGATGCTGTCCGCGCACTCGTTCTGGATAATGTACGGTTTCTCAATCGAAGGAACTACGAGGTTGCGAGTTGACCCGCCAGTTGTCCCTGTGCAGCGTAGACGTAAGTTACGCGCCGTCTGAGATGCGTTGGTGTTGGTGAGCGTCAGCGTGACGTTGCCGCTGGAGAAAGTAACATCAGCAGAACCGACGATAGCTTCTTCTAGTGCAGTGCCAAGGTTGACGTTAGTGACGTCACCCCATGAGGTGTTGTTCTCACCCGTTGCCATTAGCTGAATTTTAAGGTTGCTGTATGTACTTGGCATCTTCGTTCCTTACGTCGGTATCTGCACCCACACTACGGCATTGCCGTCGTTCACTTGCGTCCAGTTGCTACTTTGAGTGTCATTGACCGGCACCCAGTTTGGTGTTTGGTTATCGTTAATAACGCTCCATACTAACGGAGTTGTGACTAATCCTGCGGCTTGTACACCAGTGAGGAAGACTTTACAACCAGCTACTACGCTAGTGGTTCCTACCTGACCGGTAGCTGTTAAGCCCGTTACGCGTACGCGTTGCGAGAGAAGTATGGATACAGAGGCGAGAGAAGCAGTGGCTTGCAGCCCTGTCACGGTTACTTTTGCAATACCGGAAGTAGTTACCGAACCGATTGCACCTGATGCAGTTAAGCCGGATACCGCTGCGGCTGTATTAACGATGGCGTTAGCTGTACCCAAAAGTGCTTGAGCAAATACAGAAGTAAGGGCAGTTGTAGCTTTTGCTTGTATAAGCACGGAGCCAAGTGCAGCTTGCGCAGTTACCGCTACTGCAGAGACGTTGGCGTCACCACTTATAAACGGCGTACCAATCTCACCGACGCCATCTACGTCATTAGGGTCTACGGATATGTTGCCGTCCGCAGCTACGCCTACGCC